TGATCGGAAATATCTTTAATTTCTTGACTGGCTACATCAAAGTATAAAGGCTCATAACCTTTCTGAAACAAGTATGCTGAGTCATTTAAAGTTACAGCTTGCCAGTCACCCGTAGCAAATGCTTGCGTACCGTTGTAGGTTACAGAGCTTAGACTACCACCAGAGTAAATGTAAAACGATGAGTCTGACCACACACCAAAGTATTCTGTGCCATCAATATCAATAAACCGATGGATGCCTTTCAGATTAACATCTGCTTGTTCAGCAAGAAACTGCCAACCTTTACGTGCGCCTAATCGTCCAAACTTATCAATAACACAGTTCGTAGCAACTTCAGCAAAACCTTTGTCAAGTGTAACACCAGACTCTTGAGTGTTTAACCCAAAGAAACCCGGTGCGGCAATGCTAGTTGATTGTAATGGCTGTGTCATGGAGTAGTCCAAATTAGCTCTTCAGGGTGCTTAGCTTGGTCAAGAGACAACGCATCATTAAGCACACGGTTAGCTGTAGCATATGCAGATGCCGCTGAAGCACCCCCGTCTTCACCACGCTCTTCTACTGCTTTAGCATACGCAAGCATTTCAACGGGCTTAGCAGGGCAACGTAACACATCAGTAGTGTTTGTTAACTCTGCCTGTCGTTCAACAATGTTAAACCTTAACGTATACACACCGTTTGGTGGTGGGAAAACTTCAACGATTGTATCACCGTTGTTATCGATACCGTTAAAACTGTAATAACGTGGAGAACCTTGATTAGGGTTTGTGTTGAGGTAATAGTTGTTAAACTCAGATGCAGTCTTGTAAGTCATAAAGTTATTGCTAGTGTCATTAATCGCATCTAACAATTTAATATCGTCACCTGCACCTGTTAGTTCGTAAGCGAACACACCTGCTGAGGTTGTAGCAGTCTTGGTAGTACGCAACGCAGACCAATCCCAAGCTTGTTCAACTTCGTGCTTAGCATCATTAACTAACATACCTATTAAAGTTGAATATGCGTTAGCATCTATAGCTGTTACTGTACGCTCTCGCAAGCGTTTAAGTACATTGTTTACTAATTGAAGATATGTCATTTGCGTTTACCTACTATAGTCTATATAGTATAACATAGTTTTAAAGAAATGTCAAGTTACCACTTGACTTTATGACTCCAGTACCTAGCAGATAATTTAGATGGGCTAGAATCTTGAGCGTTGTGGCGAGCATAGTATGATTTTTTACGTGCTTTGTCTTTGGCAGAAGTAGGATTTTTGCCTGCACCCTTAACACCCTGCTGACCAAAGCGAATAGTTTTAACTTGGTCACCTACTTTTGCTACAACAACATGCGACTTCTTAGGGTGATTAGGAGTACGCTTTGGTTTGTTGTAACCACTAACGCCTGCTCTTGCAAGTCTCGAATCTTTTTTTACTGGCATTATTTCCTCCGCTTACCTGATGCAGTAACTTTATGTTTAATCTTAGCAGGGCCAGTCTTACGTGTTGTGCTTGATTTTTTCTCAGCCGCAGTCATCTTAGCCGCTACTGCTTTAGGACGACAAGAAGGATAAGGTCTTTTACTTTTACCTTTGGCAGACTTACGTCCACATTCCTTACCTGTTTTAAGATCTCGCCAGTCTTCCTTGAACCATTTGGTTAGACCACCTTTAGGTTTCTTACTTGTACTTGCCGCCACGCTTCTTGTACTCCTTTGTAAGCCAACCTGAAGCATACGCAGAAGGCCAGACTTTATACTTCTTTTTAGCCTCAGCCTTCACACGATTGTACAGTGCTTTATTAGTAGGCGTAGCCATTACTTCTTTTTACCTAAACATTTACCTGCGGCTTTACATTTGGCTTTAGTTTTACAACCTGCACAAGTCTTAAATGCTTTCTTTGCTGTTGGTTTCTTACCGTATGGCATATTACTTTCCTTTCTTTAGTTCAGTAGTGTACTTCTTACCATTCCAAGTGAAAGTTTTACTACCTTTCTTACGGAAGTGAGCAAATGCTTCATCAAAAGATACACCACCCTTAGACTTACCTACGTTATAGTTTTTAGCTTTAGGTGCAGAAGCTGTAGATTTAGGTGCATTACGCTTCATTTGTCCTGATGGGCCTGAAGAAGTTTTCTTTTGATTCATTAAAGCTGAACCACCCTCAATAGCTGCTGCACCTGCAACAGTACCTACTGCAGCTTTCTTAGCTCTACGTGCAGCAACACGGCCACCCATTCGATCATAACGCTCAACTTTTTCAGGCTTCATAAATTTACCTGTTTTTTTATTCTGTTGGCCTTGTTTTGTTGGAGTACGCTTAACTTGATTACCACGGCCAACAAGTTTGTTAGCTTGTGTTTTAACTGCGCCTGTAGCTTTGGAGGCTGCTGTACGCACTGGCTGTGCTTTTGCTACTGCTTTTTCAGCAGCTTCTACTTGAGCACGTCCAATATCTTTATTTCTAATTGCAGCCGATCTTCCATATTTTTGAATATATTTAATAACTGAACGAGTAGCTGCAGGAAGCACTCGCATTGCCGCTGCGCCAATAACTAAAGGTAGTGCCATATCAATAATTCCTTATTTGTAGTTACGAATTTTTCCTGTTGGTGACATAGTACCACAGGGAGAAGTTTTAGGTTTCTTTGGTGTAGGTTTTTTCTTACCGGGCTTTGGTAAGTCTGTCATACCACCAAGTAATTTACCTTCGTCATAGACTTCGGCAGGGTTTCTATATTTAGGCATACTATTTCTTCCTTACTGATTCGGCTAAACCGCCGCCAAAATAAAAGCCAACAATCATCAACATGATTTCTCCAATCCAGAAGTCACCAATGATCTGCTTGACTGCGTTAATGTCACCTTCACCTGCAAGAGTCATTGCAAGGACAAGGACAAACATACTGAGAAACACAGCAGTAAACATTAAAGCAATGTAACGCTGTGCTAACTTGAACGGTGCGTAGGCATTCATTAAATCAATCTTAGCCTTTGACTTTGCCGCTATCTCTTCTTCTGTAGATGTGTGCATATCATCAATAAGGTCTAAGCCTTTCTTAATAACATCGCCTGATCCAAGAATCTTAGATAATACTGCAATCATGTTCCTTTACCTGTTACGTCTGTCTGTACACACACTGCTTCGTAGTTAATCTTTGGCTGTGGTGCTGTTGCCATGAAATACTCACGGGCTTCAAAGCACTCATCCATTGTCATGAATGGCCCCTGTGGATAGACAGCATAGCCATCAGACTGAATTAGGATTGCAAATAATAACCACATAAGTGACCTACTGTTTACTAAGCCAGTAGAAGATGTATATCACCAAGCCAATGGCTGAGAGAATGCTAATGCCCAAACCGATGCTAATACAAATATTAACAATTTGTTCTTTACGTTTAAGTCTTTTGGCTTTCTCAGCTTTTTCTGCGGCTTCACGGCTTTCCTTCATCTTCCTTTGGTAGTCCAACCAATCTGTCCATAACCCGGCTCGCCCTTGCCAGATCATCATTTGTTTCAGAGCCTCCTCATATTCTTTGAGTTGCTCTGTCGCCATGAACGCTTCAAGGTCAGACTTATATCCATGCTCATGTGCTTTCTTTTGTATTTCAGCTTTGAGTCCGAAATACTTTGCTAATGCTTCCCCTGCTTCATACAGTTCTTTACCATTAGCGATAGTTTCTTTGATGACACCAAAGGCCGCATTAGCGGCGGCGAGTTCAGCTATCATCTGGGGGTTCCTTCCCCAACAACCTCTGTACTGTCTTAGTTTCGTAGATCCTAATTCCTGTCCATACTAGCGTAAACAATGCCGCCATTGGAGGCAACAGTTCACCAATCGTTCCGACTACTGTAACTACACTTAAACCATCTACTAAAGTCTTAGTGCTTTCTGTTGCCATTTCTTTCACGCCTCTTCCTTATAGCTCTGCCGGCCAATCGTTAATGTTAGCGTCATACGCAGTTATAAACTCTGCGTGAGTAGTAGCCCCTGTCAGTGCAGTTTCAATGGCTCCTGAAGCCGTACGAACAGCCTGACGATAGTTTAAGATCTCTGTTGGCGTGACTTCACCAGTCTCCTGCTCACGTACAATGTACCAGTCTGTTGGAGCGAGTAATGCTCCTGCTGTGGCTTTGGTCTTCGCAATTGCATCTGCTTTAAGATTGTTTAAATCTTTTGGATGATCTGCTGACCAATAAAACCGTGAGTCAAATGATGCAGGTTCATCAGTCCATACCCAACCTGCGGCAATCTTTTCAGCATCTGTAGTGCGCCCATACCACTGAGCAGGGTACATTGTACCGTTTGCATCTGTCCAAGACCTGCCGGGTTTCATCCCTTTACCTTGGTAAGTCCACATTATTTGTTACCTCGCATTCGCATATTTAAAAGGTTGTTCGGCAAACGCCACGTATAAGTATGTATGATTTAAAG